TTTCCTACTTTAATTTCTTCGTCTTTAACTTTAGGTCCCACTGCGTATATTTTTGCCCAGCGAGGCCGAATCCCTGCACTTTTCATGTCATCGTCCATGAGAATAATTCCCCCACGACTTAGACGTTCATTGAATTCCATGCCATACACTAAAATTGTATCGTTCAGTGCTCGTAGTGTATTGATTTTTGTTCTGGTGAGATTTACTTTTGTTGCCATTTGTATTTATTTGCTTTTAGTAGGTTTAACGAAGTCTGGTGCTTCACTTGCTGGTTTAAGGGCTACTTGCGCTTCCTTGATTGCTTCAATTTCATCTGCTTCGGTGTCGTCTTCAAGTTCTGCTTCCTGCGGAAGTAGCACATCTTCTTCCTCTGAAACAAGAATGTCTTCTACTGGAATAGGCTTTGAAGGGGCAATCGGAGTTGCCGGAGCGTCTGCTGTCACTCTATCTGCCGGTCTACGTTGAAGTCCCATGTTTACCTCATTAGCAGCACGATTAGTTACTGTATTTTGGTATCGTTGACTTACACGTTGATTTACTGGAACTAAGATTCTGCCTTGAGAGTCAATCGTATCTCCCCTAGCATTTACCTTCATGTTACCTACGGCCTTAACACGTTCGTTTTGCGCTGCGAGGCGACCCATGTCAATGTGTCTTCCTTTTGCTGTTCTATGTGTTGCCATACTTAATCTCCTTTTATATATTTATACTCGCAAATATACGACTTTATTTTAAAAACTCAGTTATGGATAAGTCATAGTATAATGAGTTTATCTTATGGACTCCTATGAGATACAAGACGAAACTACTGACACTTGATCCTCTACCTACTCCCCATACTACCTTATTACTACGCATTGTGTCAACAAGGTATTTCAAATAGCGTAGAAGCATAAACATATTCCGATCTTGGTAGAGAATCAACTCTTCTCCGGCTCGTTGTAGTTCAGGCTCGGATGCACATTGCTCTAGTACGAACTTAGCGATGTCAAAGTCTTTATATGCGTCAGGAATAAACCAATTCTGTCTATTGCTGCTATCAAAATCGTCTATTGTTTGATCACTAACTGTATATTGTATGATTTTTGGAATATGATCTAGATTTAAGTTTGGATCAAAACTAATAGGATCCGATACTAATACATTCTTTAGTCTTATATTAGGATCCGATAGATATAAGTTACAGAGGTCCTGTTCGTCATAAACCTGTTGACCATACTTGTCTGTAATCATAAATGTATTATATCACTATACTATTAAAAGTCAACTACTTTTTAGTCTTTTGTTTCCAAGATAATCCTAAATCACTCCACTTGTTGTCTTCAAACAGGGTAACGATGTTGCCGTCTGATTGTAGTGCTAGATCGTGGTCGCATAGACAGATTTTAGGACTATTCCACCAATGGTCGCCACTTCCAAAGTTTTCCGATACTTCCGAAACGATGCTGTATCTAACTCCGTCGCTCATTGAGGAACCTAATATCATATCAGTGATACTGAGTTTATTCTCCATTATCGCGTTAAGTTTTAATAGCAGAATCATACCAAATATTTGGTCGTATGGGTCCTGAGGTAGCTCACAGACTTTGATGTTTAATGCCTTAAAGTTGTTTATATCTTCTCTACTGTTAGTGTTCACTGATATAGAGTTTTGAACAACTTTATGTAGAAAATAATTCACTCTATTCATAGCCACATTCTGTTCTCTTACCGAATCAGTGTTTACTAAAACGGACAATGCTATGTCATAGGAATTTACAAAGAACCTACCTTCAATATGCAAGGCAGATTGAAAGTTGAAATCTTTCTCAATTCTTGTGCTGTTCATGGCCTGACTGAATGTTAATCTTAGTGCTTAGCTTTTGCTTGTCAAAAATCTCATCCATCTTTTTTCGCTGTTGGCTCTTGTGTCCTTCAATAACCATTTGGAGTTGATGAATAAGAGGACCGTTCTGTGTTCTGTAGGCAAATGTTAGTTTTTTATTTAGGCTGGTTATGATCTCTTGAAGTTCTTCAAGAGATTTACTTTCCAGTGTAGTCTTGTTGAGAAACGGATGCTCAATCATTGTTTTACCAAGCGTCTAATGCGACTCTAGTCCAGATGTTGCTACCATTGTAAGATGTTGCTACTGCAGGAGTAGTTGAGTAATTAGCAGTCGTTAGCGCGAAATTAGAGCCTGCACTACCACTCGTTCTAGTCTGGCTGATTGCGATGTTAGGGGAACTGATGTAAGTGATGTAGTATACATCATTCGCAACGATTCCACCAAATACATTGCCAGTAAAGATGATCGGAGCATCTAGTTCTAGGCTTGACGTATTGTTGAGAGTGATGACATTGCCTGTTGCGAAGGTGTTAAGCATTTGCTTAGCGACGGTAGTAGAATCAAAAGTGCTGGTGCATACATAGAAGTAGTTTGCGTCAACCGCTACTGTACCGGCAGTATCACCTTGTAATCCAGTTGGGGGAGGAGTGCGTTGCTGAACTTCTGTTGATTGAAATGGTCTATTTACTGGGGATACAGTGATAGTGTTTCCGCAATCAATCGTTGAGAAAGTGTATTCTAGAATCGTAGTGTTTGCAGGTGCAGTTAATGTTGCAGTGTCCCCTATAGTTGCGTAATTCTCCAGAAGAGTTACGCCGAAGTTATTATTTGAGGATACACACGCACTTGGTAAAGAGATAACTGCGTTTGCGTTTGATACTGAGAGTCTTAATACTACGTTACTCTCAGTATTAGTCGGAGCCCATCCACCAAACTGTAGTGTGACATTCCCAGTAACTGCGCCGTATTGAACATCAGCCTGATTGACATTGACTAGAACAGTACCTACAAGTGCGTTACCTAAGTTGTAGGTCGTTGACCTAAAGCCGCGCACGGATGCGTTACTGATAAGAGCATTAGCCATATCGTTGTTTAGTGTAGAATTGTTTAGTGCAGCCTTCAATACTACTTTAGATTGCAGGTCAGTGATCTCAGCAGCACCGGTATTAAGCTGTGTCGTGATTTGACTGAAGTTATCTCTAAACCCTTGAGTGCTGTTGTTCTGCCCGGGCACAGGGTAATTCGTGTTGATTCCGTTAGTGTTAATTTGACTTGTCATATTTCTCTATTCCCATACACTCTATTTATTGTTCATATTGGGTTGTTGTAGGTAAAATCGTAGGTCTTGGGAACAACACTTGGAAATTCTCAGAATTTAATGGATCAGGAGTTGGAGTAGCACTTGGTAGTCCAGTCCAGGCAGGAGGATTGAGCGTGTTCTCATAGTTGTATGTGATGCTCTTATCCACCATAAATCTATCAATCTTGAAGTTTATAGTGTTGAGGGTGTTTAGCTGTCCTACTGGATTCAACCAGTTGTTTTGAATTTGATATTGAATATATTGAGCATAACTTACAGTAGAACCATTTAGAGTAGTAGTGCCCGGCGCGCAATATGCTATCACCCAAGCCGGAGTATATCCTAGAGTAGAACCATTCGGCTGCTGACTTGTCATCCATAATGGTAGAACATTTGAGTTATGAACTTGCCCTAGGTTCTGTGCTACTCGCTCTCTCATGTTGTCAAGAGAGTTTGGATAGAGGCTTCTAGCAAATCCTGGAGTCAAGCTAGTATAGAACTCTTGACCGTTCGGTGCTTCTATATAACTAGTAAAGATATCAGTCTCACTGCTGTACCACGGCCCTAAGTTTAGTGGTATAAGCCTTGGCCAGTAAATCTCTTCGGATACACTCACGCCAGATGGATTGACTAGATTATCAATAACTTCACTATAGACTACTTCATACAGAACGTTGTTATTACTATCTCTAGCAGTAGCAATGTTGATTTGCCCTAATGTGATGTTTCTCCAATAGTGATTCTTCGTGATCGCAGCAACATACTCGTCAAGATCACTAGCATAGATTCCATATGCATGTTCGTATATCACATCTGTAGCTTTTCCGAAATACGGGTCATCTGCTCTATAGAGATAATCAGTTGGAATCAATGAAGTGTTGTTCAATAGTGTTGACAACAGATTCCTGTCGTTTACGCTAGGTGAACATTGAATGTATAGAGTATCAGTCGGTTGCGAGAACTCCTGATATACT